TTATACTTACAAGAAGGCAACACTTACATATTTGATCAATCTGATTCAACAAACGGTACACACGGTCTTAGATTTTCTACGACAGATAATGGGACTTGGGGCGGAGGCACTGAATATACTACCGGTGTTACTGTAACAGGAAGTGCTGGAACTGATGGTAAAACCACTATTGTAGTTGCACCTGTAAAAAATACTGGCGCGCCTTATTTATTTTATTATTGTATTAATCACAGTGGTATGGGCAATAATGCTCTGACTATTGCACCAACTTCAGGTGAAACAGAATTTAACCCACAAATAGACGATATCATAGAAGAAGCATACGAAAGAACAGGTGTGTTAGGAACTAGAACTGGATATCAATTAAGGTCTGCTAGAAGATCTTTAAATTTATTATTTTCAGAGTGGGGCAATAGAGGAGTTCATCTTTGGAAAGTAAAACTTGCAAAAGTCCCTTTAGTAGAAGGTCAAGCAGAATATAATTTTGCATCTGATTCTACAAATTTTCCTGAAGATATAGATCAAGTTTTAGAGGCTTATTATAGAAACAACTCTGATACGACAGCACCGCAAGATATTGCACTTACAAAAATAGATAGATCACAATATTCACAAACACCAAACAAATTAGCAAAAGGCACACCATCACAATATTATGTAGAGAGAAAATTAAATCCAAGTATATTTTTATACACAACACCAAGTTCAAGTGTGTCAAGCACAACTACACCAAGTAATTTTCAATTTTGTTTTTATTATTTAGCTAGAATACAAGATGCCGGAGCTTATAATTTTACGTCCGATGTAGTTAATAGATTTTACCCTTGCATGATTTCAGGTCTATCTTATTATTTAAGTATGAAAGTATCTCCAGAGAGAACTCAAGAACTTGAAAGAATTTATGAAAGTGAAATGTTAAGAGCACTTGATGCAGATAATCAAGGAACATCTAGCTTTATTTCACCACAAACATTTTATGGAGATGGAGTATAATGGGTAAGTACGCGGCAGGAAAATATGCATACGCAATATCAGATAGATCTGGTTTAAGATTTCCATATAACGAGATGATAAGAGAATGGAATGGTTCTTTAGTTCATAAATCAGAGTTTGAACCAAAACAACCACAACTTGAACCTAAACCGGCGGGTTCTGATCCACAGGCTTTATTTAATCCACGACCACAACCTGGATCTAAAATAAGTTTAACACTTTTAGATAACAATCCATTTACAACGGTTAAGTATAGTGGAACAACTTATGTAAATGTTTTTTCAGAAGATCATCAAAGAGCAGCGGGTTCTATTGTAAGATTTAGAGGACCACCGGTTGTAACTTCTCCTGGACCAGGTGGAAGCACTCCAGCTGATAATAGAAATATGCAACAATTTTTAAATATTCCTACATTTGATAATGTAAGTGACTTAAATAATTCAAGTGGATTTACAATTGCGTTAGGTCAAATAGATTCTTCTGGAAATGTTACGGGTGCAACAACATCAGATCCTTTAACAGATCCAATAAATTATTTTTATATAACTAGCACTAGCACTGCTACATCAGGAGGTGTATCAGGCGGTGGACAAAACTGTTCTGCTGGACCAGTAACGTTAGATGTGGTAGGTGGAGGTTCATCACCTGTAAGTCCATCACCTAGTCCATCACCTAGTCCATCACCTAGTCCATCACCTAGTCCATCACCACCTTATGGAGGAGGATACTAATGGCATATACACTTACAAATTTACAAGATGATATTAAAAACTACACAGAAGTTGGAAGTAACGTATTTACTTCCTCTGTTTTAAACACTTTAATTAAAAACGCAGAAAATAAAATTTATAGAGAAGTTGACTCTGATCAAGATAGACACTACGCGACCTCTAATTGTATTGTTGGAAATAGATATGTAACTATTCCTGCTGATTTAAGATTAATTAGATATGCTCAACTTAAAGACACAGCTGGTAATCAATATTATTTAGAGCAAAGAGATACTAGTTTTATAGCAGAGTATTACTCTACGCCTGGAACTTCAGCTGTTGATATACCTAAATATTACGCTAATTGGGATGAAGACTTTTGGGTATTAGCACCAACACCTGATAAAACTTATGAAATTACACTAGCTTACAACAAGGAGCCAACTAGTCTGACTGATGCTTCTGTAAGTGCTACAGGCACTTATCTATCAAACAAATATCAAGATTTACTTTTATACGCTTGTTTAGTAAACGCATATGGGTACTTGAAAGGACCTGCAGATATGTTACAATACTACTCACAAGCTTATGAAAAAGCTTTACTATCGTATGCGATCGAACAACAAGGTCGAAGACGCCGAGACGAATATTCAGATGGGGTTATTCGTACCGTTTTAGAATCCAAAAATCCATCAAGCAATAAATAAGGAGATAATACATGGCAAACATAGTACCATTCAGTTTTAAAGGTGAACTAGCATCAGGAACGCATAATTTTAGTTCTGGTGGTGACTCTTTTAAAATAGCGTTGTACACAGCTAATCCATACACGACATCAAGCACAGTATTTTCAGCTACAGACGAAGTTAGTTCTGCAGGAAGCAGTAACTATCCTTCAGGAGGTAAAGCATTAACAAGTCAAACAGTTACAGCTACAACAGCTACGACTGCAATTGACTTTGCAGATACTACTTTTGCAAGTGCAACTTTTACAGCAGCATTTGCAGCTATTTACAATACAAGTGCTTCTAATAAATTAGTGGTGGTTTTAGATTTTGGTGGTAACAAGACAGCGACAAACGGAACTTTTACAATTTCGTATCCTGATCCTAGTACACCAAGTAATGCGATTATAAGTATAACATCATCATAAGGAAATTAAATGGCGTTAGTAATAAACGATAGAGTAAAAGTAACAAGCACAACTACTGGCACAGGCGCATTTGCACTTGGAACAGCAGTAACTGGTTTTGAAACTTTTGCACAAGGCATAGGAAACAGCAACACGACTTACTATTGTATCTTTAATCAAGGTACAAGTGAGTTTGAAGTTGGACTTGGAACATTAGATGGGTCAAGTGCAAATCTAACTAGAACTACAGTTATCTCCAGTTCTAATTCAGATTCAGCTGTTGATTTTTCTGCTGGAACTAAAGATGTATTTTGTACATTACCAGCTAGTAAATCAGTTTTTCTTGATGCAGATGGAACGCCGGTAGGAGCGGCAAGCGCAGGATTTGCAATTGCAATGGCAATAGCATTATAATAAAAGGAGTAATATGGCACAAAATTTTCGTAGATACACAAGCAACGCAGTAGGGACATCCCCTGCTACGATATTTACTGCTAACTCATTTGATACTGTTGTTGGAATATCACTTTCTAATATTACAGGAAACACAATAAGTGTGGACTGTTTTATTAATGATAGTTCTAACGACATTTATCTTGTGAAAAGTGCACCAATACCTTCAGGCGGATCTTTACAGGTTTTGGATGGGGGAGCAAAGTTTGTAGTAGAATCAGGAGATGCTTTAAAAGTAGTTTCTGACACTGCAAGTTCTTGTGACGTTTGGGTATCAGCGGTAGATGCAATTAGTTCGTAAGGAGTTATAAATGGGATATGTAGGCAGAACACCAACAGATATACCACTAACAAGCGCAGACATTGCGCCTGGAGCAGTCGATACAGTTAATTTAGCTGCAGATGCAGTTACGTCTGCAAAAATTGCACCAGCCACTGTTGCGTCTAGTGATATTGCACCGGCTACTGTTGCAGCTAGTAACATAGCACCTGGAACTATTACAACTACACAGATCGCTCCAGCTACAGTCGCTGCCCCTAATATTGCTCCGGGAGCAATTACAACAACTCAAATTTCACCATCAGTTCCTTTAGGAGTTCCTGCTGTTACTTCTAATCCGCCAACACCAAGTTTAAGTATTGGGGACATGTTTCTTAGAACAGATCTATCTGCACCAGGAAATTTAAAAGCATTTTTAGCAGGACCTTTAAGTTGGTCTACAGGTGGTGACATGCATAATGCACCAAATGGATATTCAAACACACTGGGATGTGGAGTTCAAAACGATGCAACGACTTGCGGAGGATATAGAGGAACACCTTCACCATACTATTTAAGTACAACTCAATCTTATGATGGGTCTGCATGGTCAACAGGGCCTTCTTATCCAACAGGAGATACTGTAGGAATTACATCATCAACAGGCGCACCTGGGTCTAATTGTTGGTTTGCAGGAGGATTAAATCCTGGTGGACCAGTTAGGACAGATACAAATGAATGGAATGGAACATCTCACGTTGCGAGTGGAGCATTACCAGCAGGAGAATATCATGGTATGGGTCAAGGAACTATTCCAGATGGAATGGTTGTAGGTGGAAGCACTCCATCTGCTTCAAGCACTGTTTATGATTATAATGGCACAAGTTGGTCATCAGGAACAGCATTGCCTTCAGTTATCACTGAAGCAGGAGGTACAATGGTAGGTCCTCCAACTAACGCTGCATTTGCTGGTGGTAGAAATGCTCCAACTTCACCATATCCAGGTATAGGATATGAATGGAATGGATCATCATGGTCAACTTTCCCAGCCGCACCAGCTCAACCATCATCGCAAACAGGTAATGGAATATGTTTTGGAGCTAATGCAGATAGCTTTTATTTAACTGGTTATGAAATTCCCCCAGGATTTGGAACAACTACAACTGTTCAAAAATATAATGGATCATCATGGTCAACAGATACTGTAATTCCATCAGCAAGATACTCTATGGGTTCAGCAACGGCTGGAAATACAGCATCTTCAGGATCAGGATTACTTTATGGTGGGTCAAATCCAGCAATAAATAACCCTTCAGGTCAAACAAGATCAACTCTTGAATGGTCTGATGGAAACGCTATAGTAGATTTAAATTAATTTATACTTAGTAATGGCAACCAATAATTTTTCCCTCACAATAAAAATAAATAATAATAAACAATAGGGAGAACAATATATGTCAAAACAAATAAATCCATTAATGCCAATGGATGATCACTTATTAAAAATATTAAGTGAAGACGAAGTAAAAGACTTCAAAGCCATGGGGGCAGAATTAAAAGATACATGGATTAAGAAGCAAATGTTTAGAACAGAAACTGAAATGAGAATATCAGTTTTAAATGATCTTAAACATCCTACACCTGGTGCAAAATATTGGCAGGCTGTTAGGGAACAGAATGTATTTTTTGAACAGATGATTTTCTTATCATTTGATTATAGAGAAAATGATATAGAAATTAAAAAATTAGAAAAAAAATTATCTGAAGAAAAAGATCAATTTGAAAAAGAGCTAACTCAAATTAAATTAGAAAGAAAATTATTTGATAAAGCTAGTATGGAACTTACAGCAAAAGATCGTATGAGAGAGTTAAGATTATGGTCTCAATTAAAAGATGAGCTTGTAAAACAAGATCCAAACTTTGATAAAGAAAACGTAGACACACATCAAAAAGAAGCATTACCAAAAAGATTATTAAAAACTTTTCAATTTTTTGATAAAGCTGGAGATGCTGATGGTGCAAAAAATATAGCTGCACAAATAATGACAGCACAAAGACTTGAAAAAGAAGGTAAGTTAAAAGTTAATGGTGAAGCTAAGGAGCAGATTACTGATGATAAAAACAGTTAATAATTATCTTAGCAAAGACGAGTTAAACTTAGCAAAAGAATATTGGTTAGTAAGACAACCAAGTTTAAAACCTTGTAAACAATGTCCTAATTCAATATCTACTTATGCAGATCCTTTAAGTGAAACATTTTTAAAAACTAAAAAATCTGTAATTGAAGCTGTAGTTGGAGAACCTTTATTACCAACTTATTCTTTTTCTAGAATGTATTTTAAAGGTGGATTGCTTGATAGACATAGTGATAGACCTTCTTGTGAAGTTTCAATGACACTAAATATTATAGCTGATAAAGATTGGCCTATTTGGTTTCATACTTTAAAGGAAGGTACAACAGAAGTAGACCCTAGTGAAAAACCAATTTCATTAATAACTAAACCAGGTGATGCAGTTGTTTATGAAGGTTGTAATTATTCACATTGGAGAGATGCATACGATGGTGAAAAATGTATGCAAGTATTTTTACACTATGTAAGAGCAAATGGAAAGTATAAATCATTTGCTATGGATGGTAGAAAATATTTTGGACAAGATAAAAAAGTAGCTATGACGGAGGTTTGGAACTAATGTTAATACTTGAACCTAGATGGAAGTCATATATAGTATCAACTAATCAAGCTATTTTTACACCTGAGCAATGTGATCACATTATAAGAATGGGACAATCATGCGAGCAATTAGATGCTAAAGTTGGAACTGCAACAAAAACACAAGATACAGATGATCCAAGTAAAGTAAAAAATACAGGAACTAATGATCATAAAAAAAGAATAACAACGATATCTTGGTTGCCTTTTAATTCTCCTGAAACACAGCCTATGTATCAAAAACTTGATCAGTGGGTAAAAAATATAAATGGAAATCATTTTGGATTTGATGGTATTCAAATAACAGAAAATGCACAATACACAGAATATCCAACAGGAGCTTTTTATGAATGGCATACTGATAATGATACAGATATGCGTATGCAACCACCTGTTAGAAAAATATCTATGACTTGTTTGTTATCTGATGAAAATGATTTTGAAGGCGGAGAT